TCCAAGAGAAGACTCAGATACATCATTGGCTTATCTGTGGAGAGAGATTATGGGATTTGCTTGGCAGAACTCTGAAGGTGACCAACAAGTTAAACAAGCTATACACGATTATTGTGTAGTAGGTCTTGGATATTTATATGCATACATAGACTACGATTCTGACTTTGGTAAAGGCGATGTTAAGTTTTCATACTTAGACCCTTTTAGAGTGTATGTTCCTTCTTCTTCCAGAGATAGATTTTTTACAGATGCAGACAATATTATTTTATCTACAGTATTAACTGAAGACCAAGTATTAAATTTATATCCAGAGTTAGGTTCAAGCGTAGACCCAGAAACAGGAGAAGAGATAGACCCGTTGATTGAAAGCATAGCAACTTATGTTCACGACCAAGACTATCCTGACAATATAAATAAAAATTCTTTGAATACATATACACCTGATACAGTAAAGGGATATACAGAACAACATTATAAACGCTTTCAAATATTAGAAAGATTTAGAAAAGTTAAAGTTCCTTACTATCGTTTACTTGATGGTGATAGTGGTCAAGAGTTTATCGTAGACGAAGCAGACTTTAGAATATTCTTACAAGATAATAAACAATTAATTGAGGATGGTAAAGTAGATATAATTCAAGTTTATCAAAACAGAATCAAAGTTGTTGCAAGTATTGGTGAGGTAGTGTTGTATGAAGCGACTCTTAATACAGATGTTTACCCTATAGTGCCGATTGCAAACGTTTGGACTCAAACCCCTTATCCTCGTTCTGATGTCTCCAGAGCAAGACCAATGCAACGTTTGTTAAACAAACTATGGTCATTGGCACTATCTCACGCACAAGCATCAGCAGGATTAAAACTTATGGTTCCTATTGGAAGTGTAGAAAACATTTCACAATTAGAAAAAGATTGGGCAAATCCTAATGCAGTAATAGAAGTAGACTCATCACAAGGTGAGCCACACTATCCAGCTCCACAACCTTTGACTGGAGAGTTTTATAGATTAATACAGCAGTGTGAGTTTTATATAAACTTTATTTTTGGTATTCCAGAAATTATGCAAGGAGTTGGAGAACAACCAGATACTGCAAGAGGAACAGAAAGAATTATAGCTTTAGGTAGTGAAAGACCTAAATCAAAACTTAGAGATGTTGAATTTAGTATAAAGAGATTAGGCAAGGTAATGTATAACTATGCAAAGAATCATTACGGAGTTCCTAAGCTTATGAGACTAGTTCAACCAAACAATGACATATCAGAAAAAATGGCACAAATTTATTCTGATAAAACTAATGTTGTGTTTGATTTAAAGAAAGATAAACACAATTTAGAACAACACGATGTTGGTATTGAGTCTGGTTCTACATTGCCTACTAGTAAGTACGCAGAGTTAGCTGTGTATATGGAAGCATTCCAAATGGGATTAGTAGACCAAGTAGAAGTGTTGAAGAAAAACCCAGACATCTTTGATAAAGAAGGAATATTAAACCGTATGAATCAAAGAGCAGCAATGGAACAACAAATGACAAGTATGTCAGAAACAATAAAAGATTTACAGGGAGACCTGCAAACGGCTACAAGAGAATCTATATCCGATAGAAAACGAACTGAAGTTGAGAAATTTAAGACTCGTTTACGTGATATAGAATCTAACGCCACTGCCGATAGGCGTATTAGTAAAAACAAACTAAACGATAAGGTGTTGCTAGAACTTGAGAAATTACGTGGAGAACTTAAAGTCGTAGAGGCTGAAGTCAAACGTGGTTCTGCTCAACAAGAGAACTAGACATCGAAGGAGAATATAATGGATAATGAAACATCAACAACCGATACTCAAGCCGTGGAATCTATGGATACGGTTCAGGCTGAGTCACAACAAGAAGGTACTTTAGAAGGAGAAGCAATGGATTGGCAAAAAGAAGCTAAGAAATTTCAGTCTATGTATGACAAGGCTGTTACTGAAAAGAAACACTTAGACCAATACAAACCATTAGTAAACTTACTAGAGCAAAGACCTGACCTTGTAGAGACTTTAAGAGATAGTATTGTCGGAAATAATGGTGAGGAAAAGAAAGCTGAAACAGCACAGTTAAAAGAAGACGACTTCAATCCGTGGGATGCGTACAACAAACCTGGCTCTGCTTCATACGAATTTCGTGTGAAAGAAGAGGAGGCAAGAATAAATAATGCTGTTAATAGTGCTATGAGAGGACAAGAGCAGAAGCAATTCGTTGCTCAAACTGTTAATAAACTCGAGAATCAATTTGGTATGAATAAAGACGAAGTGCAGGAATTTATGCAATTTGCTCAACAACCAAAAGATAATGTTCCACTTGATAATTTAGTCAAGCTATTTAAAATGAATAAAGGTGATTACAAAGAACCTGTCATTCAAAAGCCTGACACAAGTAATCAAGCAAGAACTGCTGGAGTTTTACAAGGTGGAAGTGTTCCAACTAAATCTGAACAAGATGGAATGTGGGACCAAATCTTGAATGCAGCTTCCTCTGGTAGAATTAGTAGTGGAATAAAACGTAAATAAATAGGAGAATAAAATGGCAATAAGCGGACAAATCAAAGCTAGTAACTTGACAGCTGCTGCTACATCTGCTGATTATGGAGTTGCTCCAGATAGAAGAAGACTATATAACTTTTCTGATAGGATTGCTGAATTAGCACCTGAAGAAAGTCCTTTCTTCGTCTACTTGAGTCAAACTGCAAAACTACCTACGGATGATTCTTTGTTTCGTTATCTTGAAGATAGAACAAAGATTAATTATACAAGTAGAGAGTTCCTTTTAAAAGGTAATCACGATAGTTCAGCTACTCAATCTGCTGGTGATTCAGTATCATTTACTGTTGATACACCAGATGGTGCTGCTGTGGACTTTCTTGTTAAAGGTATGGTATTTGCTGTAAGAACTTTAGGTGATACAGCTGACGATGCTACATATGCAAATGTTGTAGTAAGAGTCGAAGATGGACCAGTACAGGATTCATCAAACAACCAAACAACTTTCTCAGGTAAAGTTATATCTGTCTCTTCAACTGCAACTAATGCAAACAAACTTTTAGATAATAAAAGATGTCAAATCATTGGTACTGCATATGGAGAAGGTACAGGTTCACCAGACGTATTCTCAGATAGCTTAGAAGATAATTATGGGTACACCCAGATTTTCAAGACAGCTGCTGAGATTACAAACACAGCGTATGCTACACAATTACGTGGAGTATCAAACGAGTTCGAGAGAGTGTTAGCTCAAAAAATGAGAGAGCACAAAATCGACATTGAAAGAGCTATGCTCTTCAACCAAAAAGCAAGAGTCGGTGGTATTCAATATACTGAAGGTCTTGTTGGACATATCATCAAAAACAGCACCGTTGTAGGTGGAACATCTAACTTATCATATAGCTCTGGTAAAGGTTACTTCAGAACTGCTAAAGCAGCTGAAATGACATATGACAGATTGCTAAGTGACTTTGAAGTTCTGTTCGACCCTGCAAGAGGGGGTTCAAATGAAAGATTAGCATTAGCTTCTCTTCCTGTGATTTCCTTCTTCAACAAAATGGGTGATGGTTTCTTTGCTGATAATTCAACAGCATCAACTCAATATCAAATCAATATGGATGAACTATCAGGACAGTTTGGTCACCAGTTAATGGAAATCAATACAGTTCACGGTTCTATGTATATGGTTAAAGAACCATTATTCAGAGGACATTCATCTGGATTAATGATGTTAGCTGATATGAGTAAACTATATTACAGACCTCTTGTTGGTAATGGAGTGAATAGAGATACACAAGTTATGACAAATGTACAAGGTGCAGACGAAGACTTAAGAAAAGATATGATTCTTACAGAAGCAGGTCTTGAAGTATGTCTTCCTGAATCACATTACTTAATTAACTTGGAAGGAGTATAAAATGGCTAAGAGTGCATATTTAGAAGTAAACAGTGCGGTTAGTGATTTAAAACTCAAATACGAAGAAATTGCAGCGGCTAGAAGTTTAGTTGCAGCTGACTCAGGAAAAGTATTCGGAGTTAATCAGGCATCTGCCTATGAGATTACTTTACCTTTAGCAGCTACAGCTGGTGCTGGTTGGCATTGCAAATTCGTTTTATCAACAGTTGCTGCTAACGCAGTTACTATTGCTAACAATACTGCCGAAGATACAATCGTTGGTATGACAGCAGGTGGAGATGGCGGAGCTGGTAGTTCTGCAGAATCTGCAGTTGATGAAATCGTATTCATTAGTGGTGCACAATTAGGTGACCAAGTAGAAATCTTTTGTAATGGTATTAATTACTTTGCAAAAGCTATTGCTCACGATGTAGCACACGTCACTATATCATAACCCGAACCAATAAGGGTAGCAGTTTTGGATACTGTGGGGTTGTTCGTAAAAAGGTACAACCCCGAAATCCAAAAAGAATTTTAAACTAATAGGAGAATAAAATGGCAGATTATAATACAATTACAAAAGTAATTATTAATGACGTTAGCCCAGCAGCAAGTAGTGTAGCAGGTTCTTTAGCTAAAGAAATCAATGACTACATTCAAACTCTTGATAGCACAAACAATGCTATTGTTGATATTCAAGCAGTAATGTTGGATAGAACTAGAGTTGCATATATTATTGTTTCAACAGGATAATAAATGGATTGTCAGCATTGTAACAAACCAAACAAAGAAGGACACTTTAATTGTCCATCTTGCGGAAAAAGAGCACATCCTCCAAAGTGGAGTACTCAGTTTGTTGTTAGAGAAACTCCAATGGCAACTGCTATTAGAAAAGACCAAATAGATTTTGGCACAGTTAGTATGGGAGACCATATGAAACGAACTAAAAAGAATAACGAAAAAGAAAGAAGTAAAAAACTAGACAACCTAATATGGGGAGACAAGTAATGTACGGAAAAATAAAAGCATCAAAGCTTAATGGCAAACGAAGAAAGAATGCTATGAACGGTAAGAAAAAAAAGAAAGTAGTCAAAAAGAAAGGCTACAAAAGATAATGGCAAAAAACATACCAACAAACAAAAAACTATACGCTAGAATAAAGGCAAAGACAAAACGAAAGTTTAAAGTTTACCCTTCTGCTTATGCTAATGCTTACTTAGTAAGAATGTATAAAAAAGCAGGTGGCGGATATAGAAAAGGTAAGTAATGGCTAGAAGTGGTGGGCTAACAAAATGGTTTAGTGAGAACTGGGTAGATATAGGTGCTCCTAAGAAAGGTGGAGGCTTCAAAAAATGTGGGAGGTCAAAACTAAAAGCGGACAAAAAAAGAAAGTATCCTAAGTGTGTCCCAGCTGCTAAAGCAGCAAAGATGAGTAAAGCACAGATTAGAAGTGCAGTTAGTAGAAAGAGAGCAAAAGCACAAGGAGTAGGCGGTAAGCCAACAAACGTAAGAACATTTGCTAAAAAGCAAAATGGAAAGAAAAGAAAATGAACGGAAGATTAATAGATATGATTAAGGAAAAGTTTTTCAGCAATGAAAATAGATTGCTTAATGGTGCTATTACAGCTGAAGAGTATGAAGATAAAAAAGAATTAAATATAGATTTTAATTTTATTGGAGAACTCGAGGGTAATGTATTAGAAGCAAATGTACCTGACCCTGAAGGTTCAAAGTCTGGAGTTACTGTAGGAACAGGAATAGATTTAGGAGCAAGGACTAGACAAGATTTTTCTGAATTTGATGACCAAGAATTGCTAGATAGATTTGACGAATACTTTGGATTACAAGGTATGGAAGCTTTTAAGTATGAACAAGATAATCCATTAGTTATTTCACAAGAGGAGTCTGATGCTTTAAATGCTTTTATTAAAGGACAATCAACACAAAGATTAGATTCTAATTTTTCAAATGTGTTTGGTGTTGATTTAGCAGATTTACCACCAGAACTACAAACAGTAGTAGCTTCTATTGGTTATCAGTATGGTCCAAACTTTATGGTTGATAATCCAGACACAGAAGAATTTGACCCAAAGACACCAAAGTTTGTAAATCTTTTATCTATGATTGCAAAAGACCCTAAGAACCCAGAGGGATATAAAAATATAAGCAATGAGTTGATGAATTTTGGAGACAGATATAAAACAAGAAGAGAAAAAGAAGCAGAGCTTATTCAAGGATTATATTTAAATATGCTTCCAAGTGCAAAAGATTTAATGACAGATACCTCTACAGGAAGTAATAGAACAATGGAGTATAGAGGAGAATGAGAGGACTAAGACCGCAGGTAAAAAGACATACTAACGGTAAGAAGAAAACAAGACAAGGACAAAGTCATAGAACAAAATATGGAACAAAAATGAGTAGTAAATATTATAAAAAAAGAAACAGAGGGCAAGGTAAATAATGGCTGAATCATTTAAAAATCAAGTAGATGCATTAACAGGGTTTGCTAGTACAGAAGATTTAGCGTTAGCTGATTGGCTAACTGCAGGAGCAAGGTATGTGTTAAATGCAATGCCTTTAAGTAAGCTTTCAAGAGTAGCAAGTAATACAAATTTTACGAACTCGCAAGACGCTGAGGGAAAAAGAATTATATCAGTTTTAAGAAAAGATGCAAACAATAGCAATAGATATATGCCTTGTAGAGAATTAGAGCCACATCAAATGGGCACTGTACACGACTCTGCTTATATGGAGTATGCAACAACTAGTGACCCAGCTTACATAATTCACAATCAAGTTATTAATACATTTCCAGAAAGTGCTGCATCAAATGATAGTAGAGTAGTAGGTATAAATACAGATATAACTGTTGCAGACTCAGCAACATCTATAGATAATTTTCCAGATGAAGCAGAGTATTCAGTAGTATTGTACGCAGCAAGAAATGCTGTTGAAAGATTAATGAACAACTTACAGAGCAACAACGATATAACTACTGCATTTACTGCGGTAAATACCGAGCTAGATGAAACTCAAGCTATATGTGATTTAATTAACACACAGGTAGACACTGCAGTAACAGAGTTGGCAGAGTCAAAAGTTAATGTAGATTCAAGTGTAGATACAGCATTATCTGCAATGACAACAGCTGCAGGAAGAATAAACACAGCGGTTCAATTAGCTAATACTGAATTTGACCAAAGTGATGCATTGTTAGACTTAGGTGAAGCTGACACAGAAGGAGCCATTAATACCGCACTAGCTGCAATAACAACTGAGTTAGGTGAAACACAAGCCATATGTGATTTAATAAATACACAAGTAGATGATGCGGTTACTGAAATAGCAGAAATGAAAACTAATGTTGATGACAATGTAGATACAGCTTTAACTGCTATTAAAACTTCAGCAGATAAAATAAATGCAGCAGTAGAGTTATCTAACGCTGAGTTTGATAAGGCAGAGGCAGAATCTGTCCACGCAGAAGCAGAAGCAGATGATGCAGCAGTAGCTACAGCTTTAACAGAGATTCACACGCAAGTAGACGCAGCGGTGGCTTTAATATCTACTGGTTCTGGAGATAATGCAATAGTAAATAAACTTGCTTTAGTTGAAACAAACATATCAAATGCTGCTACAGAAATAGGATTAGCAAAAGCAGAAGCAGCAGAAATAGCAACTCAGACAGACAGTGCTTCAGGTAGTTCTAAATTTAATATAGCATTAGATGCTATAAACACTGCTGTAGATAAATTTAGAGCAGATGCAGATGACCCTGCATTATTTGGAGATGAAAGCGTTTAT